GAATTAAAACATGCTTCCCGTTCGTATTTTTCATTTGGTTACTGGACAGCAAGTTATTGCTGGACATGCTGAATTATTTGACGAAGAAACTCAAAAAGGAAAAGGATTTCCTCCAGGACTATTAATGAAATGTCCTTATGTGTTATCAATGTCTCCTTATGGAGATGTATCACCTGACGGATCTCCAGCTCAGTTTAATGTAAACTTTACAAAGTGGATGCCTTATTCGTTGGATGATCAATTTAAAATTCCTATTTACCAAGTGATTGCTCTTGGTGAACCAGAACAAGGAATTCTTGATGTATATTTGGAAAAATTTGGAGATAGATTAAATGACTTTAGACTTGCAGGACAGAGTGATTCAGGTGATACTACTGAAGAATCAGGAGTATCTGATATCGGAGATTGAAGAGAGGGAAGAATCACCTGAATGTTTGTTGACTAATCCATACAAGATTGTGGATTTGTCTTACTTCAACTATTCTAATACTGATTACCAAAACATTCCTAATCCAGATGCTCTGTTTATTGGTGAACAAGTAGAAAAGGAAAAGGATAAAAATGGAGAAGAGGTAATCACAACTCAATCTGATTACATTACTTTGGAAAAATTCCCTAAGTATACCAATCAGGTTCAGGTCTATCTCAGGGCAGAAGACATCCTGACCCTTGCGGATCCCTCCTATTCTGTGCTAGAATACTACCAGAAGACCGTGGGTTGACGCATGAAGTTTTATACGAACATTGAACAGGCGGGGAATCGCATCCTCGTTCGCGGTTATGAGAATGGTGATAGAGTTCAGTATCGTGTAAACTACAATCCTAGTTTGTATGTGGTTGCTAACAAGCAGACCGATCATAAGAGCCTAGATGGGCGTTACCTCAAAGAGGTGCGCCCTGGTTCTATTAATGATTGTCGCCAGTTTATCAATCAGTATGAGGGTGTGGAGGGGTTTGAAATCCATGGAAATACTAGATACTTGTATCAGTATATCAACGAGGCATACCCAGATGATGAAATCCGTTTTGATTCATCACTGGTTCGCACCTTCACTATGGATATTGAGACCGCAGCAGAAAATGGGTTTCCAAATATTGAAACAGCAGACCAAGAGATTCTGCTTATTTCTCTCCGTGATTCTTTTACAAACAGGATTATTGTATGGGGATCAAAAAGTTTCCAGAATGAAGACCGCCAGGTTGATTACATCCATTGCGACAATGAGACGAAACTGCTTTCGTGCTTCCTCAAATGGTGGCAGGAGAATACCCCAGACGTAGTAACTGGTTGGAATGTTCAGCTCTTCGATATTCCATACATCTGTAATCGAATGAATCGTGTGCTTGGCGAAGAGCATACTAAACTTCTGTCTCCTTGGAAACTAGTTTCTAGTCGTGAGATTTATATCAAAGGTCGCAAACAGATTGCGTATGACATCACTGGTGTTGCCTGTCTGGATTACCTTGAACTCTACAAGAAGTTTACATACACCAACCAAGAATCATACCGACTCGATCACATCGCGTCGGTGGAACTTGATGCCAAGAAACTTGACCACTCCGAGTTTGATACCTTCAAGGAGTTCTACACTAAGGATTGGAATAAGTTTGTCAAGTATAACATCATTGACGTTCGCCTTGTTGACCAACTGGAAGACAAGATGAAGTTGATTGAACTTGCTTTAACGATGGCATATGATGCTAAGGTAAACTATGAGGATGTTTATTCTCAGGTTCGCATGTGGGATAACATCATCTACATCTATCTCGATAAGATGAATGTGGTGATTCCTCCTAAGAAAGATAGCGTCAAGAATGATAAGTATGCTGGTGCGTATGTGAAAGAACCTGTGCCTGGCATGTATGACTGGGTGGTGAGCTTCGACTTGAACTCACTGTATCCCCACCTGATCATGCAATACAACCTGTCCCCAGAGACCCTCCTAGACCGCCGTAGCAGCGTCAACGTGGACATGCTACTGGGCAAGGCATTCGACACCACAGACCTCGTGGGAGAGACCCTGTGCGCCAATGGAACACACTACACCACCAAGTATCAGGGGTTCCTGCCCAAGCTGATGGATAAGATTTATCAGGACCGCACCATATATAAAAAGAAGATGCTTGCTGCCAAACAGCAGTATGAGAATACGCCAACGATTGAGTTGAGGAAAGAGATTTCGCGTTGTAATAACATTCAGATGGCACGTAAGATTCAACTTAACTCTGCCTATGGTGCTATTGGTAACGAGCACTTCCGTTACTACAAACTAGAAATCGCTGAGGCGATTACTCTATCAGGTCAACTTGCCATTCGATGGATTGGTGACCGAATGAATGCTTATCTAAACAAAGTTCTTAAAACAAATAATGTTGATTATGTCATTGCTTCAGATACTGATTCCATGTATTTGTGCTTGGATGGTCTGGTCAAGGCTGTATACAAGGGAAGAGAAACGACTGATGAAGTCATTGTTTCGTTCCTTGATAAGGTCTGCTCGGTGGAACTTGAACCTTTTATTGAAAGTTCTTACCAAGAGATGGCGGACTACCTCCATGCCTACGAACAAAAAATGAAGATGAAGCGTGAGAACATTGCCAATCGTGGTTTCTGGACCGCCAAGAAACGCTATGTTCTTAACGTATGGGATAGTGAGGGTGTGCGTTATGCCAAACCAAAGATGAAGATTTGTGGCATGGAGACGGCACGTTCGTCTACGCCTTCATACTTCCGTGATAAACTACTGGAAGCATATACCATCATCATCAATCAAACCAATGATGAGCTGATTGATTACATCAATCGCATCAAAGAGGATACCAAGAATCAAGATTATCTCAACATTGCTTTCCCTCGGGGATGTAATGGGTTGAAGAAGTATCGTAGCAGTGCTGACATCTACAGCAAGGGAACTCCTATTGCTGTGCGTGGTGCTCTCCTGTATAACTATTATGTCAAAAAGAATAAACTGGAGCACAAGTATCCGTTGATTCAAGAGGGAGAGAAGATTAAGTTTATGTATTTGAAAGAACCAAACCCTATTGGTGAAAACATCATTGCTTTCTTCCAGCGTCTTCCTACAGAACTTAACCTAGAGAAGTATATTGATTACACAACGCAGTTCGAAAAGTCGTTCCTCGAACCGCTAAAAAATGTGCTAGAATGTATTGACTGGCAATACGAACGTCGTGGTTCACTTACAAGTTTTTTTAGTTGAGGTATTATGAGTTTTTTACAATCTGTTATTAAGGAGTTAGATAATGAATTCGCAAGTGTTGTTGAAGATGGAGTCGCTACTGGTGACTGTGAATCGTTTGTGGATACTGGGAGTTATATTCTCAATGCCCTTATTTCTGGCAGTATTTTTGGTGGACTCCCAGCAAACAAAATTACGGCGCTCGCTGGGGAATCCTCAACTGGCAAAACTTTTTTTGCTCTCTCAATCGTCAAACACTTCCTTAATAGTAATCAAGACGCTCAAGTAATTTATTTTGAAACAGAATCAGCTGTGTCAAAAGACATGATGGTTTCTCGTGGAATTGATACTAAACGTGTTGGTCTTGTTCCTGTATCTACTGTACAAGAGTTTCGTACTCAATCTATTAAGGTGGTAGATGAGTACACGAAATTAAAGAAAGAAGATCGACCACCACTGTTGTTTGTACTTGACTCTCTTGGTATGTTGTCTACGTCGAAAGAGATTCAAGATGCAACAGATGGCAAAGAAACACGAGACATGACTCGTGCTCAGGTGATTAAATCCATCTTTAGAATTCTGTCACTGAAACTTGGGCAGGCAGGTATTCCTCTCATTGTAACCAACCATACATATGAAGTAGTTGGTGCATATGTGCCAACGAAAGAAATGGGTGGTGGTACTGGTTTGAAGTATTCTTCATCAACAATTCTCTTCCTGTCCAAAAAGAAAGAGAAAGATGGCACTGAAGTGGTTGGTAACATTATCAAAGTGAAGGCACAAAAGTCACGATTCACTAAAGAAAATTCAGACATTGAAACGAGGCTCTTCTATGACGCACGGGGATTGGACAAGTATTATGGATTATTGGAGTTGGGTGAGAAATATGGAGTATTCCAACGTAAGGGTAATCGGGTTGTTGTTGGCGAATCTTCCGTTTATCCTTCTGTTATTCTTGCCGATCCTGAGAAGTATTTCACGACCGAGATAATGCAAGCTCTAGATGAGTGTGCTCAGAAAGAATTTTTATACGGAGTAGTGGATGGAGAGGATTGAAACAACTATTTTACGCAACCTTCTGTGTAATGAACCCTATTACAGAAAGGTTGTGCCTTTTGTGAAACCAGATTACTTCAATGAAACACATGAAAAGGTTATCTACGAAGAGGTCTGGAACTTTGCTAGCAACTATGAAATGTTGCCAACAGCAGAAGTATTGATTATCAATCTTGAAAGTAGGAAAGATTTAAATGAGGAAG